AGGATGCGATCACCCTTCTTCACAAACTCAATGAAACTATGGAACCGTGGATCCCATTTCACGTTCTCTAATTGCATTATCCATCTCGCTGTGTCCATAAATTCAGACCATCCAACATTATGTTTAAGACGCTCATAGGACATCATCGAGTTAATCGCCCTATATGGAGATCGCACACCCCTACACAAATTATTTACCACATAATCACGTGAGTGCCAACGCTGTAAGAAGTGCGCAGAACGATCGGATACATATTGCTTCTTAGGATTCATTTCAAGGCCTAATTCTGACACTACCTCGCCAATTTGATTCTCTCCTGGAAACGGATTAAGTACGTAAACTGAGTCATCACCCAAGACTTCAAAGCCTAGTACTTGCGTATGCAGGCGATGCGACAGGTAGAACAATACTAGAACATTAATCAAAGTACCAATTAATCCTGTCAACGCAGAACCACTCGGTATAGCGCCATCCCTTCCCATTAAAACGCCATTAGGCGTAACTAAGCCACAAGAATGGAATGTGGAAGTCAGAAGTGAGATGCGCTCTCTAGCGTCAGAAAACCAATAAGTGATAATGTTAAAGATATCACGTATAATATCCCCACTAACACTCTGGTCATACTTAGAAAAATCACAAGAAAGTATATCAGTATTATTTTCTTCTGCAATGTACAATAAATTAGTGATCGCTAAATCAACATTGTCAGGAGTAGTCCATCCAGAAAATCCCTTTTGTGCTCGCAACTTCGTAAGCAAAGGATGTAGAATAGACGAACCAAGTATTGTTTCACAATGGTCCATCATCCACACTGTTCTTTGTTTCGGTATCGCGGTTCCATTAGCTTGGCCTCGCCATCCGACCATAGCTGGATAGATATCTTCTAAGTATCGTGCTGAACGAGCACGCTTTAAATAGTCGTAAGCGTAGACTTTACTCCTTGAAAAGTGAGGTAACCCAAGATTAGTATCTTTGGGCATCATACCATAAGAAGTACTTAATTGCAAACTGCGGACACAATCTTTAGGCAATAGTGAAGCAACTGAATTTAGAGCATACTCATACGACTCCCGATCAGGTGTCATACCCTGTGAGAAATACTCTAAAACATCGTTTTCCC